GGCACTGCTGTGGCGGTGGTGATTGATGAGCCGGTCGTGTTGTGTCCGCGGCCTGATGTGGAGGAGTGACTGATGACTGACACAGCGATTGACCGACAGACATGGCCAGGATACCGATGCGCCCGGTGCGGCGGGGAGAATGAGCAGGAGAGGCTGCGAGCGCAGCTTGCCGAGGCGCGGGAGTTTATTGAGTTCTGCGATAGCCTCACAGGCAGCATGTGGCCGCAGAACGAAACTACAGACAGACTCGCACAAGCGTTAAGACAAAGCCCGATAGTGAAAGCCCTCGCGGGCAAGGAGAGTGAGTGATGGATGACCCGGCAGCGGACTACGAGACGTACTTGACGTGCTTGGAACGCTCGCACTATTGCGACCGAATCGCAGAGCTGGGTTTGCTGCTGGCCGAGCAACATTGTGAGATTAAGGGGCTTCGCCAACAGCTTGCCGAGGCGCGGGAGGATTGGGCGCGAGAGTTTGAAAAGCGCGGTACTGAAGTGGCGTCAGTAGAGCGCCAGAAAGCGATGCTTGTACAGGGCCTGTATCAAATCATCGACGCATGGGATGGCAACGACGACAGCATGAGTGCCGATCCGGCAGCGATTGCCAGAGAAACGCTAGGCAAAGCCCTCGCGGGCGGGAGTGAGTGATGAGTAGATGTCCCCGGTGCGGAGCATTTCCCGGCAGCGATCATCACGACCTTTGTCTGCGCGGCTTGAAGAACAGAGACCGAAGCGAGTCGATACAGAAACTCATTGATGAGCGCGACAGACTAAAGGCCATCTGTGACGATCAGGCGCGTCTGCTGTTTTGGGCCGAAGCACTGATGTGCTCAATGTCCGGCTGGCCTGCCACCCACCCCAACGAATTCGCGGACTGGAAAGAAGATTGGCGCATCGCAAAGGACAAATACAAAGCCCTCGCGGGCGGGAGTGAGTGATGAGCGCAATAGGAAGTGAGTTACGGGCTATTGCCCAGCAATCGACCTCTCGCGAAACACTGGCAGCAATCGCCAATGAAGTCGAGCAGCTTGAAGCAGAGAGCCAGCGGCTGAGGGAGGTAATAAAACAATTCGCCTACAGCCAGCGATGGGCGCACCCGGCATGGAAAAACCAGCCTGCAATCAAGCCCCTGTTTGACATTGACGACGCCCTCTCGGGCGGGGACACCCCATGAGCCGCCGGCACGATGACCTGTGCGGCTGGACGGCCTATTCCTACGGCGTCCTGACGGGCGTGCTGCTGTGTGGTGCTGTTCTGTGGGCGGCATGAGCCCCCTCATCAGCAAGGCCGCCATGGCCTCTCGCATCGGCGTCAGCGAAGGCACGATCGACGGCTGGATGAAGCGCGACTGGCGGCGGGGCTGGGAGTATGTGGTAAAAGGTCACACGACACTGTGCCATGTTGCGAGGGTAGACGAATGGCTGGATGGCCTAGTGGCATCCGACCCAGAGGGCGAGGGCTCGAAATCCGAATCTGGCGGCACGGCAAGGTCGCGTACTCGGAGATCATCGCGGGCGATCTCGGCAAGCGTCACCTCTCCCATGCGGTAGCGCGGCGCGAAGCGCTGCTGGCGCGGGCGAAGCTGGGCCTGGCGCTGCATGAGGATGACGACGAAGGCGTATCCATGTTCGAGCACGTCGCCCAGGAATACATGACCACGCTGGACGCAAAGCGCTCCACCAGTCTGAGCTACGAGAACATCATCAACCGGCACTGGATGCCTGCGCTTGCCGGTCAGCCCATCAACGAGATCAGCCAGCGCGACATCAAGCGGGCGCTGTCCGCCATCGACGTGTCGGGAAAGACAAAGCGCAACCTGCTGATCCCGCTGCGGGGCATCTTCGACCACGCCGAGATCACGCCCAACCCCGTGGCCGGCATCAAGGTCAAGCGCCATCAGAAGCCTCGGGTGGACCGCTACCTGCCGGCAGAACGCGACCGGCTGCTGGCGGCACTCAGCGGGCAGGAACAGGCGTACTTCGCTCTGCTGTTCTCCACCGGCCTTCGCCCCGGAGAGGCCCTAGGGTTGACCTGGGCGGACTACGACGGCGAGGAGCTCGACATCAGCAAGCAGATCACCCGCCGCCGGCTGGAGCCGACCACCAAGACCTGCGAGCGGCGGCGCGTTCTGGTGCCTTCATGGGCGCGGCCCTACATCAACGCCCTGCCCTCGCGTTTCGCCAAGGGGCACATCTTCGTGAACAGCTTCGGGCGGCCCATGCTGGATACGGATGACTTCAACCAGGCATGGATGCGGGCCCACAAGCGGCTCGGCATTCCGTACCGTATTCCGTATACCTGCCGGCACACGCGGGCGGCGGAGCTCGGCAGACGCGGCCAAGGAGCTCGGCCACAGCGCGGAGATGTTCCTGCGAACCTACAGCGAGTTCATCGAGGAGTACTCGACGCGGCGGGACCGGTCTCGATTCGACACGCCACAGGTCAAACACGGGTCAGATGCGGCAGAAAACGACGTAAGTCGTTGATGGATATGGCGGAGCGGACGGGACTCGAAATCCTCCCCCGTCCACCTCTGTCTTTCTGTGTGCTGTATAATCAAGAGGTTGGCGAGGCGGGAAGGGCGCAAAATGGCAGAGAAGTCAGCACCACAGAGCAAAACACAGAGCAACGGACTACCAAAGTGCGTCTACTTTAAGCGAGATGCTTACTACCTAGTGAAGCGCAGGCGGTGGAGGAAGTTAAGCGCTGATAGAGACGAGGCCATACGCCTCGCGTTGCTGGCGGAACACTCAAAGTGGGTGCCAGAAAAGGAAGGAAAAGAACTGCGAGCGTACCTTCAGAGGATATTTTTGCAGGCTTACAGGAACTCAAGAGGTCGAAGGAAGCGAGTGTTTTCCCTTGGCCTGCATGATGCTTTTAGCATCGCTTACTCTCAAGGGTGGCAGTGCGCAGTAACATCAACGCCATTCTCACTGTCTCGCGAGCCCAGGTCCAATAGAGCGCCGCTTGCCCCCAGCATTGACAGGATAGACAACGACAAGGGCTATGTCGTTGGCAACGTCCGCCTTGTTTGTGTGGCCGCAAAAGCGGCGTGAAAGCTAAATAAGGCGCGGGCTGCAGGCGACTGGGCCGCCTAACGGGGCCGCGCGCTACAGGCTGGCCGCAGACTCAAACAGCGCATCCAACGCCACATCGTCAAGACTCAGCCGCGATCCAGCTTGTAAAGAACACCAATATAGCCCAGCCACTCGGCCCCAAGGTTTCTGTATTGCGACCAATCTGGAGTCAGTGGATGCTGTACAATGAAGTTCTCTGACAGGCTCTTAAACCTGTGCAGCACATAACGCAGACGCGCACCAGATTCTACGTGCCGGATGTAAATATGATCAGGTATGCCGCTGAACCATTGCTGCATGATCTGGTTACATTCGCTTATCAAATCCCCATCGTTTAAGCTCAAGCTTTCCGTCCGGATAACAGTTGTGATATTGCGGCGCGGAGTACAAACCCAAGGCGTGTAGTCCCAAACAGCGTTTAGTCCATCCCAATCTGGAGCAGGCCCATCTACCGTGTCGAATGCAGTTGTTATTGATCGTCCAAGCGGCCTCAGTCCGCCATACTCGGCGCTGATTCGGAACGCATAGCCACCTGGATCAACGCTGGACATTATCGAGTATGGCTGCTCAGGCACGTAGTCCGTCGTCCATCCGTCGTCAAGCTGCACGCCGTCATTGCCAAATTCGATGCGTGCAGTTACTACTTTGGACAAGTTGGCAAATGTTGCTCTTTTCCCGGTGCGATAGCTGATCTCTAGCGCATTGTTATACTCATAAGAAATCGCTGGGACAGTAGCGTCTTCCCAGTCCCTATTGATGCAGGTCGAACCATTGGCAGGGATAGTGACCCCCGCCGCCTCGGCATAGCCGGGTGTCGGTGGGTTGTCTGGGTTCCATTCTATTGTACTGGTGGGAAGGGGGAAGCCTTCCGTAAACTCTGCGCCTGCAATCACGCGGATCGGGAAAGCAATAAACTCCGGCCCACACAGCTTAGGGTTCGTCTTGAATCCCACAATAACCGGCGTATCCCACGACTGCGAGAACTCCACCACCACTTCGTCGCCAACACTGAAGGCGGCGCTGTCGCAGGTCATGTAGCGGAACGGACCTTCCACGCTTGCGCTTGCGTTAATGGGGAGCGCCTGCGCCGAACTGCTCACGGAATCCAGCAACACGGTGCCGGTATTCGCAGCACGGTCAATGCTGGTCAGTACGCCAGCGCGGTAGCCCGGTCTGTGCCGCTGCACGCCAGGCAGCATGGCGGCATTGAAATAGGCCGCCGCTGCCGACATTGCCAGCCGGTGCCGTAATTCGCTGCCACCACCCGCCGGCGCTCCCGGCTTTATCACAATATCGCCCTGCTCACCTACCGTCTCCAGCGTCTCGACTTCTCCGCTGGCATCGTCCGTATAGTCCGCACACCACACATCGCGGGTTTCCGTCAGCGTGAGCGCGTTCAGCTTCTCGATGTTGCGCAGTGCGGCAGCTTTTCGCATTTTCCATAGCGCGATCTGCTGATTGGCATAATCAACCGCCGCGCCAACAGTTCGTGCCCGTTTGGCCGCATCATCAACGGCATCTTTCATGCTGGAATCTTCCGGGCTGGCATTTGCGGCAATGATGGCCGCATCCAGATCAGACAGCGTTGATTGCAGTGTCGATTGCTTCGCATCACGATCACTGATAGCGGCCTGAAGCGCCGAATCGTGCGCGTCTGCCTCTGCCTGCAACGCCGCTTTACGCTCTGCGATCTGCTCTGTGCCGTAGTCCAGCGAGATCGTATACAGCCCGTCGCCCTTGGCCGTGACGATTGTCCCCTTACCCATTGCCCCTGCTGCCTACGTCCATGTAGCGGTCGCCATCAGCTGGCACGTAGTAGTTGATATAGTCGGCCACGAACGTCAGCCCGTCAGCGATGACCGTCTGGCCTGGACGCAGAAACCAGTCGATGTCAGCCCGCGCACGACTGGCACCGCTTTGTGATACTGACGTTTGCCTAACGCCACTGAGCGAACGAGTGCCAGACGCGCCTGATGTGCGGAATTCGTCACTGTATCCCGAGATCGTTGCGGTAGACGCAAATGGACCCGACGCGACCTGCACCTGGTCAAGGGGTGCCGTAGCCATAGATGCCGTGGCTTCACCGAATGACGCCTGTGCGCGGCGTATGACCACGAAATCCTCGACGCCAATGCGATCTGCAATGGCATCAACGTAATCCGCATAAGCTGGGATTACACACTGCACATAAGACGCTCGCCCCTGTTGCAACGTGGCCTGCCAGCTTGAAATCGGAATGTCGAGGTCTGTATCTCCCAGCACGCGCAGAAAGTATTCGTTGATTTCGCCCGTCAGCAATTCAGTAAAATCATTCTCTATCTGCACCGCCGGGGCCACAAGCAGCGACGTCGCTGCTGCCCATGCGGCCCATGTCTGCCCGAATGCCTGTGGAGTGCCGAGCGGCGAGGGTGCCGCCGAATACATCGACAGCGCGAGTACCAGGTTCTCTGTGTCTGGATATGGCGCAGCAGGCAGTGCAATATCGCGGGCTATATTGGATACTCTCAGGTCATCGAGATACCCATCATTGCTGCTGCCGCTGGAGTCGCCGCCGAACCGGCATCGGGTGGCACTGATTTCCCATGTGCGCGTTTCTGTCGCCCCGACAACGCCATTTATCGCTACGGATATAGTGTCGCCATTCCGCACCAGCATATAATGGAAAAATTCCGCGTCTGGCACAGTCCCGGCTGACAGAACATTCCAGCCAGACAGCCCGCTGTAATACAGGAATTCAACTGCCGCATCATCGGCAACACGCAGAGCGAAGCCCGTTTGATCGCCAGGCTCGTCGCGCGTATCCAGAATATAGAACGTACCCGCTGCGGGGGCCTCGACCCTTGCCCAGCCCTCAACCGTGAAGTCTGCTGTCCACGGGAAACCAACGCCATCCTGGTACTGCCCAGAAGTGACCACGGCAGAGCCTGTGCCCCACCGGTAGACCGAATCACTGGTCGTCGGCGCATTGACCTGCGTCAGTGCAATGGTGTCTACGATCTGAGCGTATGACCCGTCGAAGTGCTGCAGCACCAGCACACTACTAAAATCAGGATCGTTTACGACCGGGTTGACTCCCGCAAGCACGGCGGGTCCATCTACATCAGCCTGTGCCCCGGCCAAGACAGACGGCGCAGCGACATAAGCAACCGGCGCGCCAGGGTCTTGATTCGGGAAGAACTGCGACGGCGTGAATGCGGACGTATACCGTGGGTGCCCAATAGTCAGACGAACGTCAGACGTATGGAACGAGGTTCCAGCAGCGCCACCACTGCCCGCGCCTATAGTAAGTGCAGCCGATGGATTGTGCAGCGTAACCGAAAGCGTGGCACTGGAAACTAGCTCTCCATCGAACCACCACGAAAACAGATCGCCGCTTCTTGTGACCGCGAAGTGGTGCCAGTCTGTATCCTGGGTAGCGTAGAAGTCTGTAGCCAACTGGCTGTCAACTACAGGGACATCAGTTGTCGAGCCATCAGTGGACCCATACCAATAGATGCCGCCAATACCGCGCGAGAACTGAAAGGCTGCGGGCGTGCCGCTGAACAGGTTAGTAAGCAGCCCATGTTGCAGCATGACACCGACAGAAGTTGAGTTCCCGTCTGGGAATTTCGCCCACATCTCGTAGCAGAAATCATCGCTACCGGGGCTGAGAGACGCAGCGTCTGCAACTTCGAGGTATTCGGTGCCTGTGAAAACCAGCGCATTCAGGGAAGGAGATAGGTTGTATTCGGTGTACGACGGAGAGCCGTTGGCAGTAACGGTCTGCGCTTCGTCTGACTGGTCAGTAAACGACCCTTGAATCAGCAGCCGAACATAGGCCCATAGCGGGTCATCGTCACCCGCAGGCGGCTCCGGCGGGCCTGATGGCGGATCTGGCGGGGGGTCGCCACCCCCCTCGCCGGGATCGCCCTCGCCCTCTGTGACTGTAAGTGTCGCCGTGCTGGAAGTGACATTGCCGCCCGAATCGGTAACGACGACATAGAAGCCGTGGCCGTTCTCGTCGAATGTGGGCGAAAACGTATACGTTGCAGAGGTCGCGCCACTGATCGAGGATGCAAGCGTGGCGTTCCACCACTGGTAAGTGAGAGTGCCCGAACCCGTGGCAACAACGGTAAACGTGGCATCGTTGCCCAGCGTGACGCTCTGCGAAGCGGGCTGCGTGGTGATTGTTGGCACGTTAGCCTACCGTGATTGAGCTAGCAGTAACTACAGCCCCCGACACGATCACTAAACTATTGAGTACGATAAACCCTGAATCGGCAGACGATCCAGCCTTTGCTGGCAGCGATACGATAGTGTTTCCGTCCGAGTCCTTGATAGCACCCCAAGAACATGTACCAGAAGCCCCCGCAGTCGCCGTAGACGAGGGTGTTATGGTTAGCTGTCCTGTCGCGCCAGAAACCGTGCCAGCAGGATCGGTTAGGGGGATGGTCGCCAACACGGTGTCGCTCTCGTCATACAAAATGAGGTTGCCCGTTGATGCGGCACCGTCGATTTCACCCAACACCGCGGTGTGTGCCGCGATTATTGTGGCCAGCGAATAGGTCGCTTCTGCTGGTGCAGGCATGAATCAATCCTCCGAAACTTTCAAGATAACAAACAGCGTGATCGTGTTGGAGTCTGCTCCAGGGTCAAACGACTCAGGCACGCATTCGAACACGCCATCTGCATTCGATACGTAGACTCTCGAGTGCAACTCAACCAGCCGCCGCGCACGATTGTCGTGGTCCTTGGAAACAGGCTTGTAGCGGTAAATCAGCGTGCGGTCGCCGTGAGAGAACCCGCCATCGTTCACAGCGACACCTTGATTCAAAGTGGCTACCCGCGACACCCTGCGAGATATGCCACCCTCGGACTCGCCGGGCAGCGGCTCAATCTCAAGATGACCAAGCAGGTCGAACAGCTTTGATGTGATCGAGATCACGCGCCGACACCTAGAAGCAACTCTTGCCCGTCCGCATTAACACGCACCTGAATCGCCTCCAGAATTTCCCACATGAAGGCTTCTAAGTGCGGCTGCAGGCCCGCGCCGTCAATCTTGATCAGCGCATCACCGCGACGTAGAGAGTCGGCGCGGGCATTGGCAACCCTGATTTCAGCAGCAGTCAGCTTTTCCTGCTGCTTTAGTAGCCGCTGCCGAGCCTCGGTTTCTGCTTCGATCTGCTTTGTGATGTCGAGCTTGTCGAGCTTGCGTATGTTGGAGTCGCTCAGCGCACCGTAAAGATCGCCTAGCACATCGCCGGTACTCGTAACCGATGAGGCGATGGCATCGAATGCAGCCACCGCTCGATCTGCGTCCGCCTCAATCTCTGCCACACGGATCGCACCCGCAGACTCCAGTGCGGCAATGGCGAATTCTGCCCGCAAATCCTCTGACGCCCCGGCCAGGCTATCCAGCGCGGATACCGTCTTGCGCGCCCCAGACTCAACGACAGAGAAATTGCCAGTCAATTCTTGCCCATCAGCGCCTAGACGCTTCATGGCATCAGACGCAGGCTTGATGTCGTCAGGGTAGGCAAGCAAGGTCGCTACGTTGTCATCGAGCTTCCCGGTGACATCATCAATAGCGCCGCCGCCGTCCTTTAGGCTTTCGACGAAATTATCAAGTGGCTCCGGGTCTACATCCTCAAACCCAAGCAGAGAGCGCACAACACTTGAGATATTGTCCGCAAGTTCAATATCGCGGAACTGGTCCAGGCTGGCTGGATAGAACTCTGTTGCGACCAGATCATCCGCCTGATCGCCAAGGCCGCTGAACCTATCTACGAGATCCCCAACATTTGTACTGATGCTGTCAAAGCCAGCTTTTTCCGGCAGCGTGTTCAAGAAGCTGCCAAGCGCAACGCCTGCGCCAGCCGCTGCAACAGAAAGCCCAGCGGGGCCGGAAAGCAGGCTTACAACTCCAGTCAGCGCGCCTGGGAGGAGTCGCAAACCAGAAATCAAGCCGCCCTTTCCTTTGCTGCCGACATACAACACTGCAGCGATTGATACCGCCGCATCAGCCGCGCCAGCCAGCGCACCGGAAAATATGTTGACCTGGGATGCTATACCAAACGAATTGCCAAGATCGCGCAGCCCATCGCCTCCCTGCGATGCCTTCTCCGCAAGATCGGCAAAATACTGTAGGAGGGGGCCAAACGACTCAATCACGCCAGCCGAGAACTGCGAAAGCCCGTTGAACGCATCGCCAACGAACTCAAGTGCCCTCGCTAGATCGTTTACATCGGTAATGTCGAGATCACCAAACAACGATGTGAGTGCATCCCGTACAGCAGTCAGCCCATCGGTGAAACCAGATAGATCAGCCTGCGAGAGCGCAGCGGGCAGCGCCTCAGCAACACCCTGTAGCACTTCAGACAGGCCAGAAAATTCAGACTCAATAAACTTTGTTATCTGTGATAGTTCGCCCTGATTGAACGAATCAGAAAGCGCGCCCAGAACATTCCCAAGCGCATCAGCAACGCCGCCTGCGTCATCAAGTAACGGCGTGCCTATGGCAACACCAAGCGCGGCAAAGGATGACGACAGTCGACCGGTGGCGTTCTCAAAACTGCCAGCCAGCTTCTCGTAAGCCGCCTCTGTCGCGCCTGCGGAGTCCTGCAACTCATCAAGGTTAGCGGCAAACGCCTGTGCCGCCTGTCCAGTAAGGGACATGGAACCCTTGATGGCCTCCTGCCTGCCAAACAGAATTGCCATCTGCTCGGCACTGCCGCCAGTAGCCTCTCTAACGCTATTGAGGACGCCCGACAACCCCTGTGACTCTACAGCCGTGGCGTTAAACTGAATGCCCAGGTCTGCCGCGAGATTTGCAGCCTGCGATGAAGGCTTTAGCAGCGCCGTCAGTACAGCATTGATCTGCGTGACAGCCTGCGAAGTGGGGACGCCAGTAGAAGTCAGTGCAGACAGCGCGCCTAGAACTTCCTCGAATGGGACGCCGAGGGATGCGGCAGATGTCGTGACGCCCTGCAGGGAAGCATTCAACTCGGGGAGCGTGGTCTGGCCCTGTCTTATTGTTGAAAACAGCGCGTCCGAAAACTGCCCCGCCTTGTCGGTTTCCAGGCCGTAAGCGTTGAGGCTGGACACCAACAGCTTTAGTGTGGAGTCTAGATCGCCTTTCCCCGCAATGGCGAGCTTCTCAGCCTGCGTCACAGCATCGAGCGATTCTGTATAGTCAACGCCCGCCGAAATGGCGTTATAGACCGCGGTGTTTACCTGCTCCAGGCTGAATGCGCTATCGGCACCATAATCAAGGACCGCCTGACGAAAGTTGTTCAGCGACGCTGCAGGCTCGTCAATAAGCGTTGCGATCTCGCGGAACCCAGAATCAAAGTCGCTCGCCGCCTTGATTGAAAACGCAGTAATAGCCGCGCCCGTGGCAATCAGCGCCGCTTCGTACTTGACTGCAGCAGCAGCGGCATTCGCAAATGGCTGCGTGGCCGACTGGACGCCAGAAGCAAGGTTACTGGTATTCCGCAAAGCCCCTTGGACAGCCGCGCCCGTCTTGTCTACGCCATTGAATACAATATCAATAGTGCGTTTTGCGTCAGACATGCTTTTTTATCTCGCGGTTTCTCTCTGCGTAGTAGATTGACCAGACCTCTAGCTCTAAATCTGTAACCCGGCCCTCTGGGAAAAGATCGGGGCGCGCCTCATAGAGAAAACGCCCCTTGTCCGCGCACAGATAGATCAGGTTGCGGAAGCCTTGGTCTTTCCAGAGGGCTTGCGCTTTCCCGCTTCAGCACCCTGCCCTGTCAGAGACAGAATTTTATTGGTCAGCGTGAAAAACAGCGTAGGGTGCGTCTCGGATAGCTTTACCGCCACCTCACGCGACTGCTCATCAAGCACAGGGTCAACCGACCCCTCTACCAACATTTGAATGCGGCGGGAGATGTCTGCGGGCACATCCTTGCCCGGCACACCGGCCAGCTTGCGGATCGCCTCTGCTTTTTCGCCCTTCGAGATAGCGTCAACGATGGACTGAAAATTACGGCCCGACTCCGCTGCTTCATTACATCGGGCAAGCTCTGCACCAGTAAGACCGCGCACGGTCCACTCGGCAGGCTCGTCACCGAAGAACTCGGCAAGCTCAGGGGCGGGCACAGGCTCCTCCCTCATAACGAGGGAGGCATTCAGGAATCGCTGTACGTCCATCAGGATGCAATGTCAGACGATTCAGACGCAGCGGAAACGGTACAGGATACATTGACCTGACCGTCAGTCTCATATGACCGGGACACGCCGAAAATGCCCTGAGTCAACTGATAGGGCGTGGTCTGGTCGCGGTCAGGGAAGAACTTAAACCAGATGTTTTTGCCCTTCTGCGACAAGATCGGGTCAGCTATTCCAGTCTCCATAATCATAGAGAATGAACCCTGACCCAGGCTCGCGCTGCTGGCACCAATTGCGCCGTCGTAAGTGGCCGTAGAGGTGACGCTGTACGTTGTCTCTGCGGGCACCCAATCGCTCGCTTTCGGCACATTGGAGAAGATCGGAGTCGAACCCTTAATGTAGACCTTCTTGGCAACGCCGCCAGTGTGGATGGCGGGCAGTGCTTCGGCGAACACCACTTGGCCGGTCGCGTAGTTGGTGGTCCAGATCGGTTGATCTGATCGCTCCTGATGCAACCCAGGCGACTGGAATATCTCAGCAGCCAGAATCGCACCCGCCGTGATAGAGGTCGTGCGTACTTGCCCGATCTCAACACTGCCAACGGGAATTAGCGGAGGACCACCAGCAGCGCCACGGGTTTCGCTGAACGCCGTGGAGTCCGTGCCAGACACAGCCACGATAGCGCCCGAACTATCCACCGTGATGCTGGTAATGTTGTGCGTGTCCGTAGTCAACCCGCGAGTGATCGTCACGGTGTCGGAGGCTACCGACACCACACCATCGGAGTCTGCGCCCGTCATGCCTGGAGCAACAACCGTCAGCGCCGCAACGCTTACTTCGTCATTCGCGCCGGTGGGAGTGATGACGCCGCCAGTTTTCAGGCCATACGGCGCAATCGTTGGCTCGCTGACTCGGGAGATAGGCGAGAAGGACGCGGAAAACGTAGTCTGATCTCCACTGTCTGTCATTTCTTCAAAGGAATAGGCCGTTTGGCCTGATTCATACTTAAGGACGGGATTACCCATAATGAAAAGCCTCCTACGGCTCAGTCGATTGTGTAAGGATCGCCACGCACGGTGTGATACCGCACGTTAAAAGTTGCCTCTGCAAAGCAAAACCGCCCTGCTTCTGTGGCTATGGAGCCGCTTGCATAGTCAACCCCATCCGCTAGCCCGCCGAATGTTGCATCGGTGAGCATTGCCTGTCGGACGCCCGCTAGCAGTTCGTGACACGCTGCGCGTAGCGTTTCCATGTACTCTGCTATCGACGCGCCATCAGCCCGTGCAGGGGCTTCCTGTGCCGTCGCGATGATTACGGGCAATTCGACGTACTCGTACCCGTACTTGGATTCTGTAACCGTTTCTTCCTCATCCCTGACAAGCGTCAACGGCAGGTCGCGCTCGTCCTCTGGTGCGGGTACGCCATACTCCCCGTCAACCGCTGTTGTAATTGCTGACAGCAGTTGCTCTCGTATGCTGATGGGCATGGCTTACCTCGGGTATTTTTTCTGTAGCAGATACCGCATGGCTTCTAGCATCTGCTTCTGTAGTTCTGCGCCCGCCTCTGGCAGAAGCCTGTCGCGGGTTTCATTGCGGAATACCTGGGACACTGACGGGCCATAGGCGATGTCGTACTTGCCGCCCTGCGCGCCTGTAGCACCTCCAGGCTTACGCCTGGCAATCGCCAGTGCGCGAGAATTCGGCAGCACCATATAGAACCACTCTTTCCCCATCACCTCTGCCGATCCGCTCGGCTTCACCTTCACTCTGATCCCCCGCGGCGGAATCACAGGAGGCTTGATCCACCCTGCCCGATTCGGATCGGCTATCAGCGTGTCGGTGGAAAACCGCGACAGAAGAATGCCGCGTGACTCTGCGCGAATAGCGCCAGACAGACTAGAGCGTGACGCCTTATCGAAACGTAGCCGCTTCTTGTCGTTGACGTACTTTGCCTTGAGACGGACCTGCGAGCGTATTGCCTTGCTGGCCGCAGTCTTGATCTTCGGGCCAGCTTTGTTAATAGCGATCCGCAGCGCGTCATCGGAGTTGCCGCCGACAAACTCAAACAGCGACTGCGCTTCACGCAGGCTGTCCTTGTCTACCTGTACGTCATACTCAATCATGTAACCAGTGCCACATGCTCAAGTTCGTTTGAACTCTGAACATCTGCAACGGTATAGGCCGTACCACCAGCAACAAACGTGTCACCCTTGCGCGGCCTGCTTGCTACCTCAGACACGCGCACACTGATGGCCGCGTTCGCCCTCAACACCTCGGCCTGCTCGCCGTACTGCCCAAGGGAATGCTCAACAATCACCGTTACCGATGACTGCGCTCCGGCCCTGTCTGTGTACGTCGCAGCAACACCAGCCGTCTGATATATGGCGTCGATGCCGCGACGGAATGCGCTAGCCAGCGTCACGGGTATCTATGCCGTCATCCATGCGATTTACTGGTGCCTTCCTCGGCCTGCCGCGCTTCGGCGGCTGGTAGACTTCAGCAAATCCCAGCGCAATCAGGAATCGACCGTCGCGGTCGGTTGCGTCTACCACCTCGCCCACAGCGACAGGCTTGCCGTCACAGTTGGTGGATTTGATCATCTTGATCTGCATATGCGCCCCAAAAAGAAAAGGGGCCCGAAGGCCCCTGTAGTCACTACCCTGCGGATCAGGGCACGATGCCGTCGTGTGCATGGCAGAATGCGGTGGGCTGGCGAACAGCCACATCGACAGTCTTGAACGTCACATAACGAATCTTACCCTTGAGGCTGTGCGTGTACGGGTCCACGTTCACCTCGAGACCGCCCCACTCGCCGATCAGCAACTGCGAGAAGTCACCGAAGAAGTAATGCTCATCGGTAACTTGATTCGACATGATGTAGGGGTAGCCCACAACACGATCAGAATCGCCCAGGATGAAGTTGCCCTCAACGCCGCTTCCCTGCTTGGGCGTGGTCTTGAGTGCTTCCCACCCGTTAGCCTCAACCATCCACATCGGCGTACCCATGAGTGCATTATCTGCCATCACCAACTTGATGATTTCGACAATCTCTGCATAGGTGGGATCAGCAGCAGCCAAATCCTTGACGTTGATGCCGGACTGGTTTGCAATGCCGCGAGGCTGGCCGTTTGAGGCGGTGCCATACAGCGCAGCCGCATCAATGCCCAGAGCCTGGGCCATAGCGAGGTCATTGCGGACAATAGCCTCAATGGCAGGCGTGGACTGCTGAAGCAGGCGCCGCGTGACTTCCGTGTAGCAGGCCAGGTCCTTCGGGGCCAGCGTCACCTGGTCGAACTGCGGCTCGCTCTCGGTGGCGTCTCCGTCCTCGGCGCTGATCCAAGTGGATGCAGCGGCAGAGGTTTGGCGCGGGATAGCTACGTCGCCCACAAGGCCAGGAAGCATCGTCGCGCCGGCGCGCATCACGGAGGATGCGTTGCGCAGCACTTCGATATAGCTACCTGCCAGCAGGTTAGTCGCCACAAGCTCGGCCCCATCCGTTGACGTGCCAGCCGAAAGATCACGGCCAAGCAGGCTAGAAGGGACGAACTCACCACGGCAGTTGAAGTCGCCACCGAAGCCGCGCTGCGCCTCTGCGGACACCTCAAGCTCGAACGCTGCACGCTTCTGCGCTGCCCGGTCATTCGGGTTGGACAGAGCATCCATCAGGCGGATCATGGAGAACTGCTTGCGCTCCCGCGCAGACAAATCCACTTCGCCGTCATGGCTGGACTTGGAGCGGGCCGCGCTGTTGCGCTGTCCAACCTTCTCCAGTGCCTTTGCGTTGAAATCGTTGACGCTCCAGCCCTCGGAGATTGCATCGCGGCCCAATGCGTCAAGATCGAACTTTTCGGCGATCTGACGGATGGAGTCGATACGACGGGTTTCTTCGGTGCGCAGCTTGTTAAGCTCCGCGTTACGGTCGATGGCGTCGTGCGCTACGGCTTCGATCTCGACCTCTTGCTTTTCCGCATCAGACATTTTGTCGTCCTCCTTTAGCTGCGGATTTGATGAATCAGAACGCCCCACGCCGACGGAAGTGTCAGCAGGGATGGCGACAATGGATAACTCGAACGGCTCCCACCGCGTCACAGTCACCAGATCAGGCTCGCCCCTGCGCTCCTCAATCTCGTAGTCGTGAATGCGATAGCCGACCGACACAAGCTGCCGGATGCCGTCTTTAACGTCCTGGTAAATTTCCTGCCCACGCTGTGACTGGCTGAATCGGATTACTGACCGACCAACACTGTCGTCATCAATGCGCGCAGATACCACGACACCCACCTGATCGGAGGGATCGTGATTCACCAAAACCGCAGCGCCGCGCTCAAGGCGGTCGAGCTTCACACTCTCGCGGTTATGGCTTAACACCTCCACGCCGAATGCCCTTTCATAGGGCGCTTCGGACGAAAAGGCGATCTCTACCGTGCGCGTGTCGTCATCTACGGCACGGGTTTCAATCTGCTCTGACCGCTCCATCTTGCGGTCGAGAATTTCATTCTTGAGGCTCATCGTTGACCTCCGTCTGACTGGAAACCGGGACGAGACCCAAAGCGTCTAGCATGTCCTGCTCTGCCTTGATCTCGCGGAATACGTTCTCTGGATCGTCCCCCTGCTCGCGGATGATCGCGCTGCGGGACTTCGTCATGTTGTCGATTGCCATCTGGTTTGCCGCGCCGTCTTTCTGCGGATCGACCCAGGCCCACCGCCTTGCCTGATAGTGCGCGGGATAATACTCACCAATTGGCTTCCTCAGCGGGACGCGACCAATGCGTATTGCTTCCTCGCCCACCGCCTGAGTCACCCATTGCTCATACACAGGCTGCACCAGCGTGCGGATGAACCAATTCTGCAGGCCTTTGAACACCTCGCGGTCCTCAAGAACGCCTGCACGGATGCTGGAATAATTCACGCCCTCCAGATCATTGGAGAGGCTGTGATAGCTGATGCCCAGGCCAGAGGCGATGCCTTGCAAGTGCGCCTTCACAAATGACTCCTCGCCCTCGTAAGCATCTCCCTCTTGCGACCGCAGGAATGCCATCGTCGCCGCAGTGCTGCGCGCCTTGACAATTGCCGCTTCCTCGTACTTCTCCAGGTGCTTTGACCGCTCAAGACTTGCGTGCATCCACGGCGTACCGCGTGACTGATCCGGCCACTCACTGATGAATCCGTGAATGATGTCGCCTGCCGCAACTGAGAACTCGTCGTAGTTGTCATACCCGCCAGATACGGGATGCGTCTTCTTCTTGAAGTGGTACCGGACACGGCGACCTGTGGCGTCGTACTCGACGCCTAGCCTGATCTCGCCATCCCCGACTTCCTCGTTCTTCTCGACATCAAGTAGCTCCGGATCGACAACCTGGAGCTGAAACTTGTGACGCCCGGTGTAGTGCTTGCGTACCAGAAACTCGCCATCCTGCGCAGCACAAGCAATGCAGAGGTTCTGGATGTCCTGCCACGTATGCCGCCCGAGATAGTCGCAGTGCTTGTGCCCCCATTCGCGCCACGCCGCCTCTATCGCATCATTCGCCGGAGTGTCCAACTCGCCATTCAGTCGCAATGAGCGCGCCTGCACCTGCACGCCCTGCGGCCCGACGACGTTTGCTTTGACCGTCGATATAAAACGCTTGCCGTAGGGATTGCCTCGGACCATCGCCCGAGACCGCGCCCGAAGCTGGCGCAATTCTTGAATCAGGTAATAGTCGATAGTCTGGCTGGCAGAGTCCCATCCGAAAAGCAGGCGGTTAGCCTGCTCGGAATGGAACGCGCCACGAAGAACGAGCGACAGGTAATGCTGCTCCTTCTCGGCGCTTGCCGGCGTCCAGTGCTTCCACGGATTCGGCGCCAATGCACGCCTCTCGGGCGCCTTGGGCTTTCGACGAAACCAGCCCATATCAAGCGCCCATCTTTAACAGAACGCGAGCCACAGGCCGGCCAGCCGCCCGATCAATCGCCGCCCGCTCCTGCCGCCACTTGCGCGAATACCTCGCCTCGAGGTCCGTCAGGTCCTTAATGCTGCGGCGCTCCAGAACACGCCCCGCAATCTCGATGCGCGACTGCTCCTCTGTTGCGGTGCCTTCAATCGTCGCCCTGATGGCTTGCAACACCTTGAGCGTGTGACTTGCCGTTCCTGCCGCTGTGACCTCAAGAAAACCGCGATCCACTACGGCCTCAGAGGCCGATGCGTTGAGAATCACCGCCTCCCACGCATACGTTCCAGCGTTGAATAGCTCCGTGTCGAAGGCTTCCATCTCGATGACGTAATCGCCATCCGCTTCAGTAGCGAAAAACTCCTGAACTTCAGTAGTGTCTGCCTGGTTCGTGAATCTATAGAACAGTTCATAGGACGCAGGCGGGTATACCGCTGCGATGTCAGTCCTGCGCCACACCCATCGATCTTTTGCGACAGCCGTGCGAGGCTCCGCAGTCGGGTATACCGCCGCGTCGAATACGTTTTGCATGATGTGCCTCGTTAGATGTCAGTCGCCCACGACTTGCGCGAACGCTGCGGCCTGCGCCTTTGCGTAGTGCGCGGCATTACTGGCTCTGCCTGCTTAGGCGGATTTACTTTCTTTGCAAAGTTAGCCGACACTGCGCCCCATGTTGGCGACAATATTTTGAGCGCTGCATACGCATACACTCGGCAATCCAACGCCTCATTCCGCGCTCTGATCTTGTGCCACTCTTTATTGGGTCTGCCCAATCGGTACTTGGTAATCAGCTTCTCAGCCGTCAGCTGCGCGAAATACTCCTCGTCGCGACCTAGCGGGAAGTGACAATACCCCGCGCCTTCGTCCTTCATCCGCAGCCGTGCGTAGATAGTGCCTTTCGCGTCATCAACACCGACCTGATACAGATCAACCTGCCTGCGATGCTTGCCTGACGTTGCGCGGGACACCTTGGCCACAGGACGCCCTGCGCCTGGAACACCTTTGCCGGCAAACAGTCGGTGATGCCTCGACTGCCGCACAAAGTCATAGACGCGGGTAGTCTGGTCGCCTGAGTCAATCACCGCTGCGGTAATGTTCAGGCTTGTCCCTGTCTCATGCTGATACTGTGCGTGCAGCGCGTTTTCTAGGTCTTGCCACACTTCATCACGCGCAGGATCGCCAGCGATAATGCGATAGTCGATATTCCACGACTCCTCGCCCTCACCCCAGCCGACCACCTCCATCTCAATGCGGTCGCGCTGGACGTCAATGCCAGCGGTCAAGATCAGCGCCCCATCCGGGACAGGTGCTGCGTATTTCTCCCTGCGCCCGTATAGCCCGTGCTGGTCTACTTGCTCGCCACGGTCCTCCCACGGCTCACCCAGCGCTGTATTGACGAACGTCCGCAGGGTTTCGGTGTTCTTCTTCGACGCTAGGAAGTTGCGCGCCATGTCGGGTATGGATGACCACGGACTATAGAGTTCCGACAAATGGAACCCAGCAATGCGCCCGCCGTCCGCTGTGGCCTGCCATTCGCCCTTGCGGATCGCCGCCAGTCGCTCAGCCTCAGACCACAGCGCGCCGCACTCGCCGCAATGGTAGGCAGCAGTGTCTGGCAGGCTTTCGCCGTCATCGCTCTTGAGCCACTTCACATTGCCCCACAGCAGCCGCTGCGAGTCCCCGCAATGCGGACACGGCACCATGAAGTAGCGCTTGTCCGAAAGCTCAAACTCAGCCTCAATGCGGGATGTCCCGGCACCCGTTGGGGTGCTGGTCAATATGACCTTACGATTCCAGAACGTCGTCGCCCGCTTTCTCGCCAGACTTACAGGATCGCCCTCCGTCCCTGCGCTCGGCGGATAACGGTCCACCTCGTCACACAACACAACCCTGATGGGGCGCGAGGCGAGACTTGCAGGCGCGTTGCTGCCCGTCATGGTGATGTGCCCGCCGGGGAACACCTTGTGCAATAGGGTATTCGCCGACTGCTTACTACGCGGAGCCTTCACCCTGCCCTTCAGCGCAGGCGTATCCCTAAGCATCGGAGCCAGCCTGTCCTTGCTCCACGTTTGCGCCATCTCAACCGTAGGCTGTAGAACCAGCATCGGCGCGGGGTCTTGGTGGATGTGATACCCAACTATGTTGTTGACCACTTCCGTCTTGCCAACCTGCGCAGAGGACATCACCACCACAGTCTCGATGAGCGGGTCGCTCACTGCGTCCATGATGCCGCGCTGGTATTCAGCCCTCGACGTAAACCACCGACCAGGCTCTGCGCTGGCCTCAGCCGATAGGCGGCGGTATTCGTCCGACCACTGAGATACCGTGAGTTTAGGCGGCGGCTTGAGGTTCTCCGCCCTCTGCTTCCGTAGCACCTTCCGCAGAGTAGACGCCATCCCTTACAAGCTCCTCTAATGCCTCTGTCACAACGCTCTCAAGCAGGCTCTGAAGCTCTGCCGTTTCGGTAATGCCGATTGCCTGCGGCGCTACTTTGGTTGGCAGGCCAAGCAATTTGGCCCGCACGTTGGCGTACTCCTCGGCTACAGCGGAGGCTACGCTTTCGATCTCGACTAGCTCGCCCTTGCGCACTGCAAGATCAAGCTCAGACAGTGCCGCCTCTGCTGCCAGTTTCCGCCTGCGCGCCTCGTCGATGTCTAGCGACTTGGTATCGCCTACCGCTTGAAGTGCGACCTGCTGTTCCCGCCAGCCGACCACCTCTGGCACATCAAATACCCACGCCTTTCCAGCAGCGCCTTTCTGCACATAGGGGCACCCTTTAGAAACCCACTGCCCGATAGTGACCGACGAAACGCCCATGAGGGCGGCAAGGTCCACTTTGTTGACGTGCCTCTCTGCCACAATCTCAACCCTTGTTTTTGAGCGGTGTCTCTAGCGGAAAATCGAGATTC